AATGAAAAAGTTATATAAAGAAGCACCAACTCTTAGGGAGGTACTGTAGCGTGTTTGAAAATCATTTCTACAATGAAAGCACAAGACGTATGGTATCGGTATTCGGTAGTATTTTTAACGATTTAGAAGTTGTTAAAAAAGATTCAGCTGGAAAGATATTACAAAAAATTAAAGTTCCTTTGTCATATGCGCCTAGACAAAAAGTCCTTGCACGATTAAATGAACAAACAACTGATCCTAAAATAGCTCTTAAGTTACCACGAATGTCATTTGAAATAAGCTCATTTGAATATGATGCTAATGCACGTGTATCTAAACATAAAAATTATAAAAAAGTTATAGTAGGTGATACTCTTCAATTAAATAAATTAGGAGCTCCTGCTGTATATAAAGTTGGATTTGAATTAAATCTTCTTGCTAAAACTCAAGATGAAGCATTACAAATATTAGAACAAATACTTCCAATGTTTCAGCCAGAGTATACAGTAACAATTAAAGATATTCCAAGTATGGATATAACAACCGACACACCAATTATATTAGAAAGTGTTGATACTAATGATGATTATGAAGGCGATTTAGTAACAAGAAGAGCTATTGTTTATACATTAGGGTTTTCAACAAGAATTAGATATTATAGAGGTATAGGTAAGAGCAAACAAATTCTTAATACAGAAGTTGATTTTTCAGAAAATGTTGATCCAACTACTCATAAATTTGAAACATTAGCTATAGATGGTACTACAACATCAGACGGTGCAGGTGGTTATAAAGAACCATATACTGAAACAATTAACTTTTTTGATACGGACGTATAACTATGTACAATTATAAAGCAAAATTATTAAGAGTCGTTGATGGTGATACTGTTGATGCAGAATTAGATTTAGGATTTAAAATATTTATTAAGGAGAGAATCCGTTTAATGGGTATAGATACTCCCGAAAGTAGAACAAGAAACCTAGCAGAGAAATCATGGGGTAAAGCAGCTAAATATAGATTAGAAGAATTACTAGCAGAAAATGACGGAGAATTTACTTTAGTTACTAAAAAACAAAAGAAAGGAAAGTTTGGACGAATATTAGGAACTATTTCAGTCTCAACAAAAGACGGTATCGTTGATGCCAATCAAGTTTTGATTAATGAACAACTTGCTATACCCTACACTGGTGGTAATAAAGAAGAGAGTAGAACTGCAGCAGGAGTATTAGATTTATGGAACACATATTATGAGCACAACACAGAAGGGATTAACGAACACAAACAGTAAGATTGAGCAGGACTATGAAACAGTCCGACGAAACTTACACGATTTAGCTGGCCAAGGGGATGAAGCTATTGAGCTAATGCTTGAACTTGCTCGTGAATCAGAACACCCACGAGCATTTGAAGTATTAGGTCAACTAATCAAAAATAATGCCGAAATCGGTGAAAAGATTCTTAAACTTCATAAAAGAAAAAAGGATCAAGACAAAACAGATACTCCTTCATTAACCCATACAGGCGATACTAATAACGTATTTATAGGTTCTACAGCTGAATTACAAAAAATGTTACGTGATGAAAATGTAATAGATGCAACTGTAGAATTACCAGATGAATAACGAACAAAATTATTATTTAGGAAATCCTAATGTTCGAGGGGCAGATGTCGAACACCCGTGGACTAAAGAGGAATTAATTGAATACGAAAAGTGTTTAAAAGAGCCTATATATTTTGCAAAAAAATATTGTAAAATTATTCATCTTGACAAAGGATTAGTTAATTTTAATTTATATCCATATCAAGAAGAAATGTTTAAACATTTCGATGAAAATAGATTTAATATTGTTCTTGCATGTCGTCAAAGCGGTAAATCAATTGCTGTTGTAGCTTATCTATTATGGTATGCTATATTTAAAGGTGAACAAGTAGTAGGTATTCTAGCTAATAAAGAAACAATTGCTAGGGAAATGTTAGGTAGGATTACTCTAATGTTAGAGAATTTACCATTCTTTCTACAGCCAGGATGTACAGTTCTTAATAAAAAATCCATATCATTCTCTAATAATTCAAGACTTATAGCATCAGCCACATCATCAAGCTCTATTCGTGGTATGTCACTTAACTTAGTGTACCTTGATGAGTTCGCATTCGTGGATAATGCTGCTGAGTTTTATACTTCAACATATCCTGTAATCTCGGGTGGTAAAACATCTAAGGTTATTATTACATCTACAGCAAATGGTATAGGTAATATGTATCATAAGTTATATGAAGGAGCTATTCAAAAAACAAATGAATTTGTTCCATATAGAGTTGATTGGTGGGATGTACCTGGAAGAGATGATGCATGGAAACAAACAACTATTGATAATACTTCACCATTACAATTTGACCAAGAGTTTGGTAATTCATTTCATGGTACTGGTAATACATTAATATCAGCTGAAGTATTATTAGCTTTAAGAGCAAGAAACCCAGCTGAAGAACAAAATAATGTAAAAATATATAAACAACCTATAGAAGATCATAATTATATAATAACAGTGGATGTATCAAAGGGAAGAGGCCAAGACTATTCAACATTCACCGTCATTGATGTAAGTGAAAATCCATTTGAACAAGTATGTATATTTAGAGATAATATGATGTCACCTTTATTATTCCCAGATTTATTATACAAATACGCTACATATTATAATATGGCTTATGTTGTAGTAGAATCAAATGATGCTGGTCAGGTAGTATGTAATGGTTTATATTATGATTTAGAATATGAAAATGTATTTGTAGAGTCTATGATTAAAGCTAATGCTATTGGTGTAACTATGACTCGAAAGGTTAAAAGAATAGGTTGTTCTAATATAAAAGATATAATGGAACAAAAGAAATTAATAATACATGATGAAGAAACTATAAGGGAAATGAGTACATTTATAGCAAAAGGATCATCTTATGAAGCAGATCATAATTCACATGACGATTTAATGATGAATTTGGTTATGTTTGGGTGGTTTTCATCTACAGTATTTTTTAAAGAATCAACTGATGTTAAGCTAAAAACTATGTTATATAAGGAAAAAGTTAAACAATTACAAGATGAAGTGATTCCAATAGGTAATATGCCTAGTGATGCAGACCAACATCCATTTGGAAAAGAGTGGAAAGTGTGGAATGGTTAATTTTTATAAATAAGTATATTGAGATAATTACGTATTATGAAAACTTATAACAATATGACAAGGGAAAAAATATGGCAAATCTAGTATCACCTGGTGTACAGGTAAAAGAAATCGATTTGACTAATGTTGTACCTGCAGTAAATTCAACGATAGGAGCTATGGCTGGTTCATTTGACACAGGTCCTGTAGATGAGATAATTACTGTAAGTAGTGAAACAGAGTTAATCGAAAAGTTCGGGAAGCCAACATCAGACACTTATGAAAGTGTTTTGGTGGCAGCCCAATTTTTAAGTTATGGCAGCGCGCTAAAAGTTGTCAGAGCGGTAGGTTCAAACGCGGTCAATGCTACGGCATCTGGCACGGGTATTTTAGCAAAAAATGATGACCATTTTAGTACATTGTCACCGGCAGCTGGAGACTGGGTTATGGCCCGTTATCCTGGCGAAAGTGGTGGTGGAGTTAATGTGGAATATGCAACTGATCCAACAAGTTTTAATGGGTCAACAGATTGGAAATCATGGGTTGAAGGTCCTCCTGGAACTTCAGCAGGAGCCGCAGCAGTAGGTGGTTCAAACGATGAAATCCATGTAGTAGTTAGAGATGAAGCTGGAACAATTTCAGGAACTATTGGTGCAGTACTAGAAACATTTAGTTACTTAAGCCAAGCTTCTGATGTAAAATCTAGTGATGGTACATCTTTATATTATAAAGATCGTATCAATGCAATCTCTAAATACATTCGTATCGGAAATCACCCAGCAGCTTTAACTGATGCTGGTTCATCAGCGTTAAGTCAAGCATTTACTAGAGTAAATGTAGCAGTACAAACATTGAGTGGTGGTGTTAATGATAATACATTGAC